CAATTATGAAGGAAGAAGATAAACATTTTTTGCAAGAAGAGAAGAAGTAGATTTAAGGTTCAGTAGAGGCAGATGAGTCAGGGGTAGTATTTCCTTTTGAGACTCTTCAGTAAGAGCATAAAGAAATCTTAAGGAAAAAGGTATTTTGTGATGCAACAACTCGTAAGAAGTTTGAAGACAAATTCATTGACAAGTACTCTTTTAAGGCAGACATTTCAATACTTATAAGAATGCAACCTATTATGGCGAGAAAAGATATTTTTGAGCCATAAGAAGATTTCAGGTACACGTCCAAAGGTAAGTTCATATTTTGTCTCTATGAACCTTTCTATGATGCATTAGGAAAAGGAATCGGGCTAAGCAAGTCAGAAGCAAGATCTAATGCATATACATAGCTTTTTGAATAGATAAATAATAAGATCTTGGCAAATCCTACTCAAGTAGAGTAAGACAAAGTTTTTGATCCTAGTGTTCATAAGTAGCTTTTGTCCAAACTTCACAAATAATTCGTATTGATAGATACTGAATTTGTAATGGCAGAGATGCGCTTGTTAGAAGTAGGAATGATCATATATCATAATTGGTAATGTAAAGAGTCTTATTATTATTATCCTGATACTTTAGAAGAAGGTTTAGAAAGGATTAAAGTGTTGAATGAATAAGGTTATTAATTTATCTTTAAAAATCCTGTAAGTGACCTTAAAATATTTTCTTCCTATGGAATAGTTTTAAATAAAATACTAGACATCGAGGGAATGTCCAATTCAAGGGATTTTGATTAGTATAGATTGATCACTTGTTCTACAATCGATTTTTGTGAGAAGTTATATAATATAAATGTAGGACACAATCCCATGTTCGAACTATCATATATAGCTAAAACAATAGAAGCTGTGATGGAGTATTTTCAAGTATACATTATTAATAATTGTGTGCATAGATGTTCAAGCTATATAGAGGCAGATGTGAGTCTCGGGTCTGTATATAGTTATCTACGTTCAAAGAATTGTACAATGGGTTTAACACTAGATTATGATTTTAAATTGACAAATGTCGTCTAAAATTATTGGCATATAGAATAAGGAAATGGTTATATCAAAGACACCAATGATATTTAATTGTTAGATTCATTGATGAACATGTAATAAAAAGGATATGTCTTAATGAATTCTGATGATGAGGATAATGATGTACTCACAGATCAAAATCGATAAAATCATGAGAAGCAAGGCCCCAAAAGTATCTAACCTAATAACAATAAAAAGATAAAAGTTGAATATTAAGAGACTAAGAAATAATTGACAGATTTTCAAGTCAATTAATTGAAAGATTCGAAGAATTACCTGACATTTGTTAGATAAGATAATAGGGTAATTTATATTCCTTCAATGAATGCTGATTATTGCTGGGCTGTAGCATATGCAATTAAATAAGGTTCAAAATTTTTGAAGGGACTTTTCTCTGATCGTTATTATTAAATAACAGAAGTTAAGATTATTCATGAACTGTTAAAAGAAGATAATGATAAGTTTCAAATATTGGATAAACTATCAAAAGGAGGAATGACAATTCTTGATATTTTAATGTGGTAATTTAAATAATCAAAACTTATGAGATCAGGAGGAAAGTAGTACATAACAAAGAAAATTTATGCTCATGGTTTTAATTTTTAATAGTTCTGGGATTTACTTAAGAAGTCTTCCGTGGCAGACAAAAGACTAGTCTCATTTTTTAATAATGAGAAAGAATTTTAAAAGTTTGTTAAAGACAATGTAACCTATAATAAGAATGAAGCTGAATTCATATGGCTTTGTGATACAAGATGTTCTTTAAATCATTTTTATGCTGTATAGAAAGAGGAGATATAAGTGGAAGATATAATTCTAGGTGATACAGTCTTTGAGATGTTCAATGATTAATTGAAAGTCGTCGACAGGTTTTTTACAGATAATATGAAAGACGCAGTTCGAAATACATTCAAAATGTGGAAAACTTATAAATCATTTCCCAAAACTATAGATCTTGAATTGGACGAATTTAATATAAGCTTTTATATGAATTATGTCTATTACTATATAACGTAATCAATAAGGGTCAATACGGAGGTAAGAGCATTGATTTTTCTATTTGATACTGGAGAATGGGATAACATAAATAGTAGTATATATTACTTTTTAAATGCTGAGTTTCTAAATTAATATATAAAGAAACATGAAGCACATATTTTTACTTTTGAGATAGTCTATATAAGTAAAGGAAATCTGATTCAATATTCCAAAGAGATGAACGGAATGATAGAAAATAAGATAGATCCATAGGATCTAGAAGAAACGTTTTAGACTTAAAAAGGCGTTTATGAGAATATTGTTGAGATCTTGAAGAAAGAAAATCGAGATTTCTTTTCTAATACATACGTATCCTTAGATCTTGAAAAATAAGATTTTAATAAGTAAAAGGAAGTAAAGTAATAAAATAGATAAGCAGAGCATAAATTGAAACAATAAGAAGATAAGCAAATTTTAGATTAGATTTATACTAATAGTAATAGTAAGTCTAAAAACTTTAAATAGTCTAAAGGTGAAAAGACAGAGAGAAAGATGAAATCTAAGTTGTAAAAAGTGCTATTAGATAGCGCTTCAAGTATAGATAATCTGTCTCAAACTATAAATTCTGTGACAACGAATTCTACAATTAGACTTTCCCTTTATAGATAAATTGAAGATAATATTCGTTAACGAGGTAATTATCAGTTGTTTTAGGTCATGTTCTATCTATTTTTAAGAGATGATGTAAAAGAAGCTCTTTTTAGAGGAAAGATACAAACATATAATTGGAATAGTATGAAGGATTTATTATCTCAAATAAAGATAAACATGTAAACTGATGTAGATTTTATGAAGTAAGTACAAGAATTAATTAAAGAGACTGATTCATAAGATATAGAATCAGAAACCTCACTTTAGGACAATACCGAAATTGATTCGGCTTATGAATTAGAACTGGAAGATGTGGAGAGTAAAGCAGAAAAGAGATTCTTTGATTTTAACTACTGTTTAAAGTATATTGAGGGTTTTTATTTTAATGCTGAGGATGCAGATCTACTGACCGCATTCAATGGAGATCCTTTCAAATTATTATCATAGTTGCAGAGATTTGTTAAATTCAGCATGCAACGAGGAAGAAAGAATATGTATCTAAGAGGACAAATTTTGAACCTAAGTATGTAATTATAGTGTGGTGTTGTGGGAACTCATCACAACAAATACTTTTATAGTAAATTTCAGAGTAAAGAGTTGACATTGTGGAAGAGAGAACATGCATTCTTGCACTAAACACAGAATATCTTCTTAACGAGGGCTATATCGTTAATACAGGGTACTTTTGATTATTTGGGATGTTATTATCATAAGATATCAGAAATTTACAAAGGAGAATATAATTGTTATTATTTGTAAAATTATTCCAATAATAAAGAATAAGAATTGAATCATGTAAAAACAAAACATCATAAAGTTAATTTTAAAGGAATATTAAATAAAGATAACATTCTGGACAATAATATGCTGATTTTATCAGAAATATATGATGAAGAGGCTTACAAAGTTGTGAGATAAAGCTTAAAAGCATAATATTATACTTAAGTACATGAGTTTAATATTAGGTTAAGAGAATAATAGGTGTAAGCCGAACAAACATATTAATAAAAATAAAATCTGATTAAGAAACTACATGAAAAGTTAGAATCAAAAGAGGCCGATTGTTTAAGAATTTTTGATATGTATAGTAATTGCAGAGTTAATTTCAAAGAAGAAGACTTTAATAAGTTGAATTTGGATGATTAAACCATCACATTACTTAAAACATTGAAATTGAAAGACAAGAAGTCGAAAGATGTATTGCTGAATGAAGCTAAACTAAGAATTATAAACTAAGTACAAAGAGCAGGAATCTTGACAAAAGCTAATAAGATAAAGAAATAAATCCAAGAACTTAAAAGTTCTATATAAAAGTTATAATAAAATAATGTGATGTAGTCAAGTGAAATCCGCATGAAACAGAATAAAGCAATGGTCGTCATGCATATATTTAAGGAATAACTTGGTAAATATCATATGATAGATGATGAAGGTGTTGTAGAAATTTATTAAGACAATAAGGGTGAATTTCACTACAAAATGTAAAGGAAGGGTAATTTAAACTTTTAATAAGGTCATATGTTTATTAGACCTCAAACATTTGGAAATGTAGATTTCTGGTGTGATGACCTGCATTACAAAGTTTATGAGTTTGTTTGGACATCTGAGGTTTCTGCTTTAGCACTTTATGAGGTTACCTACTCACCTATGGATAACATTCATAAAGGTAAAATTTATCCTCAAGTCAAAAATACATCATAAACTAGCCAAGAACCATATTGGACAATTCAAGATGACATTTAACCCGTAGCTCTATAATATTGTGCAAATTAAGGAGCCAATTTCAGTCTGAAATGCATACACACATGTCACAATTATATAGCTCATGAGATGAAATTAAAGACATGGAGTTCATCTTTTTATGTATGGCTAGAAGATAGGTCTGTTATTAAAGCTTTTGAATAATATTTGCTTAAGCAAAAGAAGAAATAGACTAAAATAATGGAGGCATTGGATCAGATAGTAGAAGGTTAAAGAGCTGCATATCCTTAGGAGTTTAAATTATAAATACCTAAATGGTCATAATGGAAAGATGAAGATATTGAATTTTTCTATGATAAATGGAAACAAGATCGTAATATTTTTTCCTAGATTAGTAACTTCTTTAAGGGATATTCGGAACTAGGATTAGTTTTAGGGCGAACTTCGGATTTATCGAATTATTATAAACTTCATAATAAGGTTCCATAGATTAAGACCCTTTCAAAAGATGCGTCCTTAGGTCTTATTAATATAATGTCAAGTGTTAAAGGAAGAATCAATAATAAAGATTATATAAACCCTTTTTCAAAGGAAATATTTTAAAATGAATTGGGACTAAAACGCGCTATAGCAGAGCCTATCAAAGTAGAAAATATAGATGATTCATTTAAATTTTATGATATGTAAGGAAATAAGATTTAATAAGATAATTAATCAGAGTTTTTCTTAAATGTCCAAGAAGAGTGGCCACAAGTGGAAGTAAAGAAGATATTCGGTCATTAGACATTTAGTGATTAAAAACCTCATTTGTGCTCGGTAAGTCCTCATGATCTGATGTATGCTTTATTTAATAGACATAAGTAACTATATGCTAAACCTACAGGTCAATATATAGATTTAATTAGACAAGAAGTTCAGAGAGTAATTAGAAAATTGAAGAGGACTTTAATAGATTATGAACCTATTACATGGGAGTAGTATAAACAAAAAATAGAACCAAAAAAGAGAGGTATTTATTAGAATGGGTATAACTATTTCATGAATAAGCATAAGATTGACAAGAGGTATAATTTAATTTAAAAATGGAATGAAACTCTTCTAACTAAAGAACCTAAGGCAAGGTTGATTTTTAATCCTTCTGACAGTGGTAAAGCTGTACCAGGAGAGATTAATTAAGATTTGATAAATATAACAAAGAAGACCTTTAAATCGTTCATTCATGGTATGAATGCAGGGTAGTTAGAAGATAGATTGGAGGAGTTATTCAATAAAGTATCTGATGGTGTCATTTTTAGTTTTGACGGAAAATCTTTTGATGCGCATCAACATGACGTTCTATTAGAAGAAATAGACAATGTAATTCTCAGAGAAATAGTACCTGATCTGATGATCAAGAAGGGATATTCCGTAGAGCAGATTAAAACTGTATTGGAATATATGACTGATATGGAAGTGGACGTATCAGGATATTATCCAGGTTTCAATTCAAAAATACTGTTTAAAGGGAAAATTTACGCGGGTACTTTCACAGGACATTGTAGTAGAACTACATGGGGTAATACAATGCGATCTTATATCTATTAAAGGGTTGTTAAAAAGTTAGCGGGTTTAAGATCTGATGAGATTCAGTGTGGATTATCTGGAGATGACAACGTAGGAAAGGTAGCATTAAGGAAATTGATAGCATATATTATTGCTCTAAAGAAAGTCTTCTATTTTGGGGATCTAGATGTAGATATTATATAAAAACATGGGATAGGCGTTGTAGGTCGAGACCTGAAACTTTCAAGAGATACTTTTTCTTTCCTGAGTAAACTAGGATATTATAGAGATATGGAAGTATAAGTGACTAGATTGCCTTTTAAATAATTGTACACTGGAGAATTGACCATAAAAACTGATAACATAACAAACATTAACGAGCAGAGAGGAGCAATCATCTATTCAATGTTGGATCATAGTGCCGATTAGCCCATGTTATCTAGTATTTTATAATATCTTTAAACTTTTGAATTTTCTCAGCCGTCCAAGAAGACTTAAGAACGTTTTTATACGAAGTATTCTAACATAATGTAATAACGTTCAAGTCATGAAAGGTAAATACCTTATTATATTTGGGATTTCAATTCTATAGATGATAGTGTATAATAGGTCCTATAATCTGTAGAACAAAATGACTTCATACACTAAGTTTCAAATAAAGTTGAACTAGATAATAATGATTTGAGAGCTCTTAAAATGGCTGTGAAAGGCAGAACGAATTAGTAATAACGAAATAATTGATAATCAATTATGTCAAATAATTTTAATAACAATAAGAGTAAGAAAAGAAATCAATAGAATAGGAATAAGGCTTATAATAAAAAATAAGAGCAATAAACTGAATAAATAAAATCATCCCTTGAATAAGTTGCTTAAAAGGTTAATAATATATAATCCAACAATACAAGATAAATGAATTAAATGAATAAGTAATTATAGGCATTATTGTCATGGAATAAAAAATTTACTGAGTAAAATTAAGGCAATAAGCCTAGTTTATAATATGTAATGGATTAGTATGGGAAAGATAAAGAATTTTAAGACTTTATCGATTCCGATATTCCTTCTGGCAGATTAGGATAGAGACAACTTAATCAGTTGTATAAATGGGCTGGAAGGAAAGCAGCTGCAGGTTTGTTTGACGGATGGGATAAGATGAGTCATTAACAAAAAGTTAAAGATTTGAAGATGTTCATAGTAGATGACTTTGGAGGTGGATTTCTATCAACTATTATGGGGCTGCTTCCTAAAGTAGTGGGTAAGATTAACGAATGGGTAAATCCCCAGTAATACAACTAAGGTAAAGGAGTAAACTACGTTACAGATCTGAATGGTGCGGATTACGAAGAGATTAAGGGTGAGAGCACTGAACTTCCAATGCGTCCTCCTAATGCAGATAGCAAGATCATATAAAGCATAAGTCATTCGGATTTTGATGCTATAAATTTAGATTATGTACTATGTGTATTTGCTCCTGAGTTAGTTTGTGAAAGAAGAAGAGGTATTAATACCTGTAAGACTGCTATAAGTTAAGGAACGTTGTTTTAAACTGTGTCCGTAAATTCAAGTGGTGCAGCAGGAATTTTCATTTATCCGTAATAACCATTAAGTTATTCAGGAACCAGTATAGATTAAGAGTACTTTGGATCAATTTCCAATGATGTCACTTTTAATCCTGTTAATGGTATCTAAACACCTGGAAGAACAGCTATAAACGGTCCGCTTGTAGCGAATGCATCTATAATAGAGAGTTATTGGGTATCAGCCATGTCAGTTACAATTGACCCTATAGTGTCTATTTAATAATCATAAGGAGTCATTTAGATGTTTTACTGGTAGTAGCCAGTAAACGTATCTATGACAACAGGTACCAGCCCTATAGTTACTCAAGCAGAAATGGCTTTGCAACCTTTTTATATGAGTGGTAATGCTAGAATGGATCTTCGTTAAGTGAGACTACCATCTGCTTTAGACCCTCAGGTTTATTATGATAATAATTCAGCTATAGCACCATCTTTTACTGAAGGTTTCTATATACTTTTATCAGGTTTCGCTGCTAATGTAACAGCAATCTAGTTGAATATCGCATATGTATATGATACGATTCCAATTTCAACTTCAAGAAACATGTGTTTCATGGATACGCCTAAGTAAGGCCCTGCAACGATGTAATGCATTCAAGCTTTAATAGAACGTTTTGCTATGTTATAACGTATGGGAAAAGCTGAAATGACTAAATTTGTAGGAGCAATGAGGTCTATGAACCCACGAACACATGATTAGATGGTGAGAGCCTGTCAAGCCTTCTTTATGCCTAATGTTAACCCTAACCAGAACATGTTATATACTCAACTATAGAACTAGGCAATTGACAAATTAACTTCTTGAGTCCGTAAATGAGTTGACTCCTGAGAATGAGTGATAAACTTCTCTCGATCATTCTTTAATAGAATATCATCCCTTTAAGTTTTAAAGAAACTCAG